CGTTCTCTTTTTGCAGGTCGAATATCCGGCCGGACATCAGGTCAATTGTCGCTTGGAGCGCCTCGACCCGCTGTCGAAGTTGCTTCACCTCGTCTTCGATTCGGCTCTCTCGATAGTCCAGGCGGCCTACGTGCAGCCTGTCGTAGATTATCGCCACGGCTAACGCCACCACTACAGCAACGATGAATAGTGCAATGTTCTCAGCGGTTAGCATGACGGAGGATTCTCCAAATCACGGCCCCTTCGGCCAGAAGGATGAGCGCCATGAGCATGTAGTAGGCTTCGCTTGGGAACACCGGCCACACGTCATAAGCCTGCACGGTGTAGAGCGCAAAGCCGAAAACGCTGGTCACAAAGCCGGCCATTGTCAACCGGCGATCGTCAAGCGTCCAGCAAAGCGCCACGAACAACAGCAAAAACGCCACACCGTACTGCCAGGCTGGCACCACGTTGATTCGTGTCGCCGAGCCGGGCGAAGTCAGCCTTAACAACCCAAAGCGCCCGGCCATGACCAGGAGCGTAAACGCCATGACCACCCGGCGAGCGCCTGGGCCAGATGGCGGCTTGAAGGTTTCCCAAAGCCAGACAAGCACAACCCTCATTGCCTGCCATACTCCCATGACGTAACCGCCGCTTCAACCCGGCCCGTGACGCCACGGAACACAGGCGCCGGCCGGCCCATGACCGCCCGGTACAAAATCCGGTAGCTGAGCGCCAGGTCGTCCAGGTGACGATCAGCCAGCAGTTCGGCGCTGAAGCCGGCTGCCCGCTCCATCGCTCGGAGCGCCATGGCCAGCCACATGCTGAGTAGTCTACGTCTCATGTCATCCCCGTAGCCTATGGGCTACAAATCCATGAAAACCTTGCCCAGGTTGGTAAGCCCTTCGTCGGTGTTGAGGCCGATGTGGCAGCCGTCGTTTGACACCACCGGATCAGCCAGGTATTCCCGGTTGGCAAAGTAGGCATATCGTGCCAGCCACGGCAGCGCCTCCATTGCCCGGATTTGCCGCCGCATGTAGTGCGCCAAGTCGAAGCCGGGAACATCGGCCCACCACTCGTTGCAGAATCGAAATTCCGTCAGCCACACCTGCACGCCATAGCGGTGGTCGTTCTTCTGTAGCCATTCGCTGTAGAAACGCACGACGGCATTGTATGGCTCGCGCCCGGTGTAGTAGTGAACGGCGTAGGCGGCCACGTCCGGGTAGGAGTGAAACCAGCGCCAGTGTGCCTCGCGCCATTCTGTCAGCCAGTGATCGCCGCCCATTGACCATTCGCCCGTCTTGGCATCCTGAAGCGGCCTGTCCCAACAGCCGGGCGCAACGATTTGCGCCAGTGGATACTCCAAGCGCAAGGCATGGTACACGATGGCCGCCGTCTCAGGCGACATATTCGCCTGCTGTGGATGGTTCGGCTCGTTAAGGAATAGCAGCCAGCCGGTGTAGTCGGCGTGGTAGTTGGCACGCAGCGCCGCCCACTGCGCCGGGCTGGCGTCCCACAGCATCGGCACGAACTCGGCGCCGTGAGCGTCAGGCACAGACGAAACCGGCGACCAGGTGTAGTACCAGGAGGCCCCCTGCTTGCCGCCAAGTAGCACGCTGTCTACAACGGCGTCGGTCGGCGAGGTGGTGACGAAGGCGATGCCCTTTTTGGCGTTCAACCTGGCATCCCCGCCACATCCTGTAGCACCTGGTAATCGGCTTCCTCAAGCTCCAAAAGCAAAACCGGCATGAGGCGCAATGCCCCCCGCCGGTCAGCAGTTTTCTTGAAAATAAGTTTGCATGGGAAACTGGCGTCTAGCGCCGCCGTGACCTGCCGCAATGTAAAATGCCTATCTGGTGCCATGTGTAAAGCCCTCGGTGCCTGGTGGAACTGTCCCAGGCGCCTACTGGAAGGAGGAACCCTGGCGAGGAAGCCCAAAACCCCGTCGCCCGTGAGACACGTTTTCAGTATACGCCTGTTAAATCGTTTTGTCAATCCCCGCTGAAATGTCAGCTAAATGTCAGCTAAAAGACTTGAAAACATGTTTTTGGTGTGCTATAATGAACGTAGAAAGTTAAAGGAGATTGAACCATGAGCCGCCAAACCAACAACGACACCGAGCACCTGTGGAACCTGATTTACCCCCCGACCGCTGCGAAAGCGGCCCGCAAGTTGCGCCGAAGCGGCTACCAGGTCACGGTAAACCAGCAATGGCTGACTGTGACGAACGAATGGGCTGATTACGGCCCAAGCATGATACTACGTGAGTACCAAGCGATAGCGTACTAACCAAAGCCCGCCAGACCCCGACTGGCACTGACAGACGAAGGAGAAAGAATCATGGACGCAGGTTTCGACTTGAAGACGGCGAGCTTGGAAATACGAAAAGCGGCGAAGGCCGCTGGTGTCGCTTCCGGGCGATGGGAACCAATCAATCACGACCGCAACACTGACGCATTGCCTGACAGCGCCGTCGTGGCGAAGGTCTGGAACGCTCGCAAGAGCGTAGAGATCACGGCTGGCGATGTGCGCTACGCTGGACTGTATTTGTAGTCAACCAGCCAGCCCCCCGACTGGCACCTGGGAGGAGCCGACCATGACCACACACGAATCCGCACGAATCGCCGGCGTCACCCCGACCACCATCCGCCGCTGGATCGCAACCGGCCGCCTGACCGCAGGCACCAGCCTGCCGCCCGGCCCGCCCTGGAAGCTGGTATGGGACATCACGCCGGAAGCCCTGGCCGACGCAATCGCAGCGCAGCGCCGACCGGGCAGACCGTACAAGACAGCCCCCAAAGCAGAGGAGCCGAAATGTTAGTCAACAAGACACCGCACCAAATTGTGATCCGCCTTGACGCAGGCGACGTAACCAGCCCCGCCACCTTGCCTGCCGCCCGCGTGGCGGTAGGAAACGTCGAACTCTCGCCCGTTGACGGTATCCCCGTCAGCGCCCAGGTGTTCGGCGCCGTCGAGAACCTACCGGAATCAGCCCCCGATACGTGGTACATTGTCAGCGTGATTGTGGCCCAGGCACTCCCCGAGCGCCGCGACCTGCTGCGCCCGGACACTGGCCCGGACGCAATTCGGGAAAACGGCCAGATTGTGGCCGTTCGGCGGTTGGTGCAATGAACACCTACCGCAACCGCCGCCGCCGCAACCCATGGGCAGGCGTCAAGCCCGCTCGCACCGTGACGCCAGAACAGCTTGAGGCCACCCGGATGGCCTTGCAGATTCGTGACTTGTGCGGACAGCGCATCTTTGAGACATTCACGAAAATGCGCCAAGCTGAGACCCCCATTGCGGTACTGCGAGAGTATCACCAACTCGTGACCGCCGAAGCCATCGCAGCCGAGGAAGCCCTCGCCGCCGATTGGCGGGAAGACCAAGTCGACCGCCTGGACTACGCCAGGGGTCAATTCTGAAAGCCGAAGGAGAAACCATGTCGAACGAACTGACCACCACCACCCCCGCCGACGTTATCGAATCCGTCGTCATCACTGGCGACTTGGCGGCCCTTGCGCCAGATCAACGAGTCGCCTACTACAACCGGGTTTGTCAAAGCCTGGGGCTGAATCCCCTAACCAAGCCATTCGACTACATCAAGCTCAACGGCAAGCTGACCCTGTACGCCAAGCGTGACGCAACCGACCAACTGCGCCGCCAGTACGGGGTTTCCGTGGCGATTGTCAACCGGGAACGAGCCGACGGCGTTTTCTCCGTCACCGCCCATGCGACCTTGCCCGATGGACGCACCGACGAAAGCATCGGCGCCGTTCCGATTGTCTACCCTGAGACAGTCCAGGAATGGCAGAATAGCCAGCGCATCAACCGACCGCACCCGAAAGCAGGCCAGCAGTTGACGGGAGAAGACCTGGCAAATGCCTACATGAAGGCGGAAACGAAAGCCAAGCGCCGGGTGACGCTCAGCATCGTCGGCTTGGGTTGGTTGGATGAAACCGAAGTCGGCAGTATCACCGACGCCCAACCGGCCACGGTGAACCAGGCAACCGGTGAGATTGTGCGCCAAGCACCGATCAAGCCGCCCGCCCCGGCTGCGCAGCCTGAGCCGGCCATCTCTCAGACGACCGTTGCCGAGCCTGACCGCCTGACCCCGTGGCAGCTCAAGACCCTGAATGTCGCAGGCAATGCCTACTACGGCAAAGCGTGGGACGACAAGCGACACGAGTTAGTGCTTAAGGTGACACGAGGCCGCACGCAGTCTAGCACCGACCTGACGCCAGATGAGGCAAACCGGTTGATTGACGGCATCAACCGCAAGGCAAACGAGGACGCCGCCAAAATGGGGTTGGGCATGGCGGCGATGTCCGAAGACGTTGAGTACGGCATAGACCCCACTGATGGGATGCCGTTCGGCGCCAAGTAACCACCCGCCCCGCCAAAGCCGACGAAGTTCGGCCCGACGGCGGGATTCTGACAGAAGGAGATTGAACCATGCCGCCTACAATGCCCGCCTTTGACGGCAAAGAGGATTGCCCACAGTGCCACGGAACCGGCACCCTGTACAATTGGGTGCCCTACGGAATGGGCAACGTGCAAATGCCCATCGGCTGCGACTGCGTAGCCGAACAAGAGGACGCCTGGCAAGAAGCGCAAAATGCCACATTGGCTGAGTTTGTCGCCCTGGAAGCTCAACAAGACGCCCTGCGCTAACACCACCCCCCGCCGCCCCCAGGCGGGGCCATGGCAGAAGGAGAAACGAACCAAATGAAACTTGTGAAAATTCCGCTTGCCGAAGCCCTCGAAGTGCCCGAAAACGCCAACCTGGTGGAAGTGATCAGAAACCACTACTGGCGGGTAAGTCAAGATCATTGCGTGTACAAAGTCATTGGTGGGTCGTTTCAGTGCAACGACAACGAGGCCGTGATGAAAACGCTTCGCAACGTTGCCGAGGGCGACACCATCGAGCTAATCGCCGTCTTGTATTTCGCCGTGACAGTAAGTGAGCACTCAAGCGGAGGGATTATTTTCTCGAATCCGTTTGAACATTACAACTCCGGCTATCAATTTGTCATCATCTGACACCAACGCCCCGCCGCCCCCAGGCGGGGTTTCTTGCGCCCTGCGATTTTGACAATACTATGACATAGGTGCATAATTCTGCTAGAAAGGGGATAGTATGGAAGATAACCTATTTCGACTCGACGTGGCCGCCGACAAGCTGTCGGTAGGCATTCGCACACTGAAACGATGGGACAAGCTGGGCAAGATCGCCTTGATCGAATTACCTGGCGGCCATCTGCGCATCGCTGAGAGCGAGATTGTCCGCCTCATGGGGCTGCGCAGCCGGCGCAACCAAAACGCAGAGGCACCAGCGCCCACGCCGGAGGCTTGACCATGATCCGCCCCACCTGCCCCGGCTGCAACATGCCAATGTGGCTACGCAAGCAGATTGCTGGCAACGGCACAAAGCAAGTCGGCTGGTACTGCGAGGTATGCGCCCGATGGCAACAGCCGGTACATTGGCTCGCACACAAAGACGTGAGCGAATACCTGAGGACATACCAGGCAACGATTGACGACATTCCAACCGTCAACGATTACCGCGACGTGCCTTGCGCCGTCTGTGGTAAGATCGGCTCCGAGGTGCATCACTGGATGCCGCAGAAGTTCAACACGCACGCCGACGTAGAAGCCGAGTGGCCCGCCTGGCAATCGCTCCAGGCGCCGCTATGCAAATATCACCACGACCTATGGCATGACCTGGTAACGCGCTGGATGCCCAGGAGAGGCAACAGCCGGAGAAAAGACAATGAGTGATCCAACGTTTCGGGTTTCGGTTTCTGGCTATGCGCTCGGCCGCAAAATCCCGCCTGGCGACCCGTTTTGGAAGGACTTCAACGGATCGTTCCAAAACAAAACGCTATCATGCCTTGAGTTGGCCGACAGCGTTTACACCGGACACCCGTTCACCACCTGGCACCGTAACCGTTGGCGTACCAGCGCCAACTATGACCAGGGACAGCACCTTGCCCTCGACTTCGATACCGAAGACCAGCGATCCTCATTACCCATTTTACGCCAAGATCACTTTGTCGCCAAACACGCCGCCTTCCTGTACACAACTCCAAGCCACACGCCCGCGGCGCCCAAAGCCCGTGTCGTATTCCTGCTCGATACCCCCATCATGCAAGCCAAGAACTACGTCCTGGCCGTGAGCGCCCTTCTGTGGCTGAATGGCACCGCCGACCGCCAGTGTAAAGACCCCGTGAGATTCTTCTATGGCAGCCGTGACTGTGACGTGATCTACCTGGAAAACGTGTTACCGCTGGCAACCATCAAGCACATCATCGGTCAATACCTGGAAACCGGACAGACGACCCGCCGGGCCATGCAGCGCCCCGACTGGCGCCCGCCGACTGACCAGCAGGAAGTGGCTGAAGCACTCCGAGCCATACCCCCCTGGGGAATTGACTACGACCAATGGCTCGCCTGCCTGATGGGGATCCATGCCGAGTTTGGCGACGCCGGCCTGCCGCTCGCCTGCGCCTGGGCCGATGGAGGCCCCAACGAGGTCGAGCGCAAGTGGAAGTCCTTCAAGCCATCTGGCAACGGGCAAGGGTCGGTCAGCATCGCAACCGTGTTTGCCCTGGCAATGCAGCATGGCTGGCACAAACAGATTTGACAATTATCGCAAACATGCTACAATGACAGCAAAGGAGTTTAGATAATGCCAAAATTCTACACCGTGCAAGACCTGGCAACAATGCTAGGCGTCAGCAAGTTTACCGTTTACCAGTGGATTTACTGCGGCGACTTGCGCACAATCCAGATGAAACCAAAGAGCGCCCACCGCATCCCGGAAAGTGAAGTCAGGCGCCTCACCACACTTTCGCCGATGACCGAGCAACCCGTGCCGGAGGCTTGACATGGCTCCAATGCCCTGGTTTCGTTTCTACAGCGAGGCTGTCCGAGACACGAAGCTGCGCCGGATTGCCAGAAAGACAGACCGCCCATTTGCTGAGACTGTCGGTACATGGGCAATTATCCTATCGTTTGCCAGCGAAAGCCCGAAGCGCGGCACCCTTCTACTCTCAGACGGAAACCCGGTTGACCCTGACGACATATCAGACGTTGCCGGATGTAACGCCGATGAAACGTTACAGCAACTCCAAAGTAACGGTATGATAACCGTTACAGATGGCATTATCTGCGTTTCTGCCTGGAATAAGCGCCAGTACGAAAGCGATAACAGCACTCCCCGTGTCAACAAGTTTAGGGACAAGCAAAGAAACGTTTCAGAAACGTTACATGAGCGTTACAGTAACGCCGATGTAACACCCCCAGAGTCAGATACAGAGTCAGACTCAGATACAGACTCAGAGACATACCCAGAGACAGAGGTAGAGGTAGATAGGCGCCCCACGGCGCAAAGCACGCCGACCACCACCAAAGCCTTTGATCCCAAATTGGCCGAACGTATGGAGATGGCTCGTCAATACGAAACCGTTATGGGGCAAGTGGTAAGTCCTACCAGCTACCTCGAAATGACGAATTACATGAAGAAACTTCAAGCCCGCGATGCTGTGTCATGGTGGTCACTGGCAATCACGGAAACCACCGGCGCCAAGCGCCCTGGCTGGCAATACATGAAGGCGATTCTGGAAGCCTGGCTAGCCGCCGGTCAGCCGTCAACCAATGGCAAAGCCACGGCCCCAAAGCCAAACAAGCCATCCCGTTTTGTCGTGGCAGTTGGCGACGAAAACGTGTGGTACAGGTCCGAGAATGGCGTGGACGTGGAAGAACGCCGGGAAGCGAGGCCGATATGATAAGCCCAGAATTGGCCGTGATCGAAGCGATGTTCAAGGATGGCTTGCGCCGGGTGATGGCGGAAGATGACCCAGAGGACATCAGGCAGTGGGCAAGTGCTACGCTTGCCCGGTTGGGCGGTGGTGACACTTCCGCCGTCATGACGTGGCCGCAGTCGTTTGACTTTACCGATGCGATGCTGGCAGAGTACGCCCGGCAAGCCGCCATTCCAGAGGCGCAGCGCAAGATTCTCTCGTGGCCCTGGTCGTCATGGGCAAGCCGGATTGAACCATTGGAGCCTGGTATGCTGGCCGTCATCACGGCGCCAGACGGACAAGGCAAGACCATTTACTCCGAGGTGCTCGCCGAGCATTGGGCAAAGCACAAAAACCGGGTGGTGTTCGTTCACTACGAACTCAACCGCAAGCTGATGATGTTGCGCCGCCTGGCGCGGCACACAAGCATAACCGTTCGTGACCTGAAGGCTGGCATCTTGCCGCCTGAGTCCGTCAACCGTATCGCCGCCGTGCGCCCTGGCCTGGTCTCGTGGGATGGCTATATTTCCTACGTCCACACGCCCGGCTGGTCAATGGAGCGCACCTGCGCCGAACTACACCGGCTTCATGCCGAAGGCGAGTGTGACGTGATCGTGCTTGATTACCTGGAGAAGGCGCAGCCCAGCCCCAGGCAAGCCAAGTTGCACATGGACTGGTATCAGCGCGAGACGGACAACGTCGAGCAGATCAAGACCCTGGCTGAATCAACCGGGATCCCCGTCTTGATGGTTGCGCAGATGAGCAAGGCGGGCAAGGGGCAAGGCACCAACACCGTAGACCGTAATGCCATGACCGGCTCTGGCGAGAAGTCCAACCGCGCAAACCTGGTTGTGCTATTGCGCCGTGACCGTGACGACCTGGCCGGCTACAGCAGCATTGTGGACGTAATCATAGACAAGAACACAATGGGCGGCACAAGCACCTTCCAGCAGCAGATGCAGCCGCAGTATTACAGGGTAGGAGATATAGCATGAGACAAGCCGACTTCCCTACCCCCTGGCATGTGATTCACAATGGCCGATGCACCGCTGAGTTTGACAGCGAAGCCAGCGCCCGGCTGTATGTCGAAGTGCGCAAGTTGACGGGTGCGACCGTCGAGAGGAGCCAACCATGATACCCACGACCCGCATTACCGAACCTGACAGCAATCGCCACCTGACAATCTCAGACGTGATTGCTCAGCTTGAAGTCCTGCGCCAGCAGTACGGCGACCTGCCTTGCTATATCTACAGCGGTGACCGAAAGGCGAGCGTGCCGTTGTTGTCTCTGTGCATCTATACTGACCATTGGCATCGGGTGCATTTTTCGCCGCAGACCGGTTCGGTTTGCGACGAAATGTACGAAGACCTGCGGGAAGAAAACGAGCGCCTACGCCAGGCGATAAGGAGCCAACCATGACCGACATACTAGCCGCCGTTCTTATGGCGCTAATGGGCCTATTGATTCTGATTCTGGCGCTTGTGCCGTTTGCCCCCATCATCGGCGCCTGGCTGCGCAGCCGTCAGCCCGCTCCGACCTGCGGCAACTGCCGCTATTTCGCCAAGCACTTCGACGGCACATTCTGCGACCGCCGGGCGATTTGGCGCCTGCGCACCGACCCGAAGTGCAATAAAAGGACGGATTACAAGCGCCGTGTCCGCGGAAAAGCAGACCATGCCATAGACGTGATACTGCCAGCTAACAGGTCGCAAGGAGCGGGCAAGAAGCGATGGTACGAAACCAAAGACTTTGCTTCTGTTCTGGAGTTGGCCCGAACATGACCCGTCACCGCCCGCCCGCCCTGCCTGAGTCCGCAGTCATGCGCCAGTGCGCCGACTACGCCGTCATGCGCGGCGCCCTCGTGATTCGGGTGAATGCGGGTGCCATGCCAACCCCTGACGGGCGCTGGTTTCGTGCTTCGCGCTGGCGTGCGCCCGGCCACCCGTGGCACGAAACCGGCGTCAGCGACCTGATTGTGATCTGGCAGGGGCGGGTGTTTGTGGTCGAAACGAAAGCGGAAGGCAACACGATCAGCCAGGCGCAAGACGAATTCTTGGAGGCCGCTGATCAGTCCGGAGCCGTTGTGGTGGTTGCTTATAGCATTGACGACTTGCGGTTAGCAATGGACACATAGCGCCCCCATCGTGCCGTGTACCCCCTGTTTTTTGCCAATTTCGGCCATCGTAGAGGCAATGCGCCGAAAGCAAGGAGAGCAACATGCAAGCGCAAAACGCCAACCCGAAGCCCACCGCCGCAGAAGTCGAAGCCGCCTGGGCTGCCTACGAGCGGGCATGGCAAGCCGCCGAAGCGGGCGATTGGACGGAAGAACTGGCAGCCGCTTCGGCGGAAGCCGCAGGGGCATACTACAAACTGAGGAATGCAGCGGAAGAGGTGCAAGCGTGAAAGTCAAAGTCATCAATCCGGTTCGGGTGTCATCTGCGTTTGATCGCACCTACCCGGATGGCAGTCAGTTCGTCCACGTCAAGGACGCTGACGGAAAATTCTACATGGGCGATGTTAAGGCGGGTCAGCCGTTAGCCGAAGCCGACTGGACGCTAACCTACCCGATGGCCTAAATGCCTATTGACAAACCGCCCGCCGAGGTGAAGACTAGAAGCGCATGGTTTGCTCCTCTCTGTGTTGGGTTACGGGTAGACGGGAACGGGAAACGCCAGCGGAATTAACGCCGCTGGCGTTTTCTTTTGCCTTGCGGCCATTTTGGGTATTGACAAGATTAACCCTATCTGGTACAATGAGTGCAAAGGGGGCAAGAATGGAAGACAGTCAATTTATGACGGTTGCGGAAGTCGCAGCCGAGTTGAACGTAAACGAGACGACGCTTTACAACTGGCTGCGCGTGGGAACGCTGCGCGGCTATCGGATGGGCGCCCTGTGGCGCGTCGCGCGCGTAGACCTTGACGCCTTCATCGCCGCCGGGCGCAACGTACCAACGCAGGCGCCGGAAGTGGTGACCCATGACAACCTGGATATTTATTGACATGGACGGTGTGGAATGGGCCGTCACGTCATCTGGCATGACTCGGCTTTTTCGCAAGCGCACCCCGTGGATTCGATTTTCCGCATGGGTGCGAAAGGTGTGGAAGGTGGTTAGACCATGAATGACATTGTGACCGCAATCCTGGTTCTAGGAGCCGTGCTGTTCGTCCTGGCCTTCATCGGCGGCGCCTGCCGGATTGGGACAGGCGACGGGGAGGGCGGGGAATGAAACGCCTACTTGTCAGGCGAAAACGGTCGGCTGATGGCTGACTCGCCCGGCCTGCTCCGCCGTCTCGCCAATGCCGCCGTCGCTGGGCTGAGGCTCTTGGCCGTGGGCCTCGCCGCCCTGGCCCTGGCGGTTGTGGCCGCAGTGACGACGGTGATCGGCGTCGCGGCCAAAGTCGCCGCGGCGCTGTTGGGTGAGCTGGCGCGGCTGGCGCAGGCCGTGCTGCCCTGGCTGCTCGGTGTGATCCCCTGGCTGGCACGCGGCGCAATCGCCGGCGCAGCCTGTTACGCGGTTGTGATCGTCTGGCCTGGCGTGTTTTTGGCCTACAGTGCAGATATGCCCGCGCTCCCGGCCGGCGCACTTGCCAGCGTCGTCGTCGTATGCCCCATTGCCCTGGCCGTTGTCGCCAGACGCTGGGGCGCGCTACTCGGCGCCATTGCCGTGATGTTCATCATCGGTCATGGCCTCATCATCGCCGGTCCGCTGCTGCGGGCCTTTGCCGTTGTGCTTGTCATGGCCGCGATGGCTATGACGCCAATTTTCAGTCACAGGGAGGAATCAGACAATGAATTTCGAGGAAGTAACCCGCAATGGCGGAACCAGCCTGCTGAAGAACCTGCTGCGGGCGATTCTGGTGCTGGTGACGGGGTACATGACGTGGAGCTTTCTCCAAACCATGATGGGGCCTGACGGCCTGATCGTGGCGGCCCTGGGCCTCGTAGCCTTCGAGGGCGGGATGGTTTTTTGGGAAAAATACTACAACGACACGGCGCTGAGCAACCAGCAGGTGCTGATCAGCGGCTGCATGATCTTAATTGATTTGACCGGCGTGGCCCTGGCTTTCGTGGGCGAGGTGATTCTGAATCGGCCGGACGTGGTCTTTCCTGAGTGGCTGCCGTTGATCTCGCTGATCGGCACGGTGGTCGTGATCATCGCCAACGTCGCCGCGTTCATCGGCGTTTCGGTGTTCGATCCGATGCGTTCCATGCAGCGCGTAGATCGGCAGACGGCGCTGGCGCGCATGATGGCCGAGCTCAAGATCAAGTCGAGTACGGCGGCGCAGCTTATGGCGGACAGCGATCAGCTTGCCATCGAGGTGGCGCCGGGCCGCAGCCGTGCCGCCGTCGAAGAACTGCGCCGGCAGTACAATGTCGTTGCGACGCATGTCAACGGGAGCGAGCCGCTGCCCCCTTTTGGCACGACCCAGACGCCGGGCGTGGCCGCCAAATCCACGCCGAAGCGCCCCTAGCGGTTACTGGCACGGTGCCAGTACTGGCACATGACGGAGCCTCTCAGGCTGCCGGGGCTTTTGCGGACTCTGGACAACGGCAGCCTGTTGACAATGCCGGAAGCGTAGATGCACCTCGGAGTGCTCCGCTTCCGGCGGCTATCCCCGATGTGCCAGAAGAGTTCTTTGATGACGTGGTGGCTGACATAGCCGATGTGCCAGTACTGGCACAAGCGCCAAAGCCGAGCAAACAAGCCGGCTGGCGCATAGAGCGATTTGGAGCGCCTGGTCAAGACGGCAAAGGCCGCTACTGGCAGTGGCGCAAGGGACGGGGGAAAGCGAGGCAAAGTGCATATGGCGGGAAAGTCTAGCAAGGCAATTGTGCCAGAAAACGTCCTGCGTGACGTGTTCATCACCGGCCTGCGTGAGATAAAGCGGGCGGGTATCGAGGTCAGGGTTGGCAATACTGGCACCGCCCTGGTTGTGGCAATCGAGGCATGGCGCTTGTGTTCCAACTGCGGGCAGGTTGTGCCAGCAAACGACATGGCAACGGCGACCATGTGCCAGGAATGTGCTCAGGCGGGTGTGCCAGTACTGGCACAGAGGGAAGCGGTGCCAGCATGACGCATGATTTTGCAACCCGGTGCCGAACGGCGCAAGAGTGCATACCGCAAGGCGTGCCATTCCGTGACCGGCTGACGGCGCTGCATGACGCCATGCTGGCACGTATCGCCGAACTCGAAGCGGAAAACGAACGGCTACGGGCCGACGTGACACCAGAGGGCCAGCCATGAAGGACATCAAGTCCGGCATGACGAGAGTACAGGCCGTCATCACCCCTGCGCTGAGTGACGCAACCGGGCCGCTTGGCCTGGTTTAAGTGAGCGAAATGATGTGCCTGTCAAAGGCGCAGGTGTACGGCTGGCTCGGCGCCGGGTTGCCTGTTACCAGAATTCTGCGGGGCCCGGGCAATGTAAAAATCACGGTTGACGCCACCGAACTGCGGGCCTGGTTGGAAGAGCACAAGCCGGCCGTGTGGATGCCGGTCACTGGCGACGGCCTGCTATGTACCAGAAGCGAGTACCTGCAACGGCTTGGCATGTGCCAGAACATGCTAGAGAGGTGGGGGGCAACATGACACGTCACATCTTCGGTTTGTTCATCATCGGCCTGGCCGCCTACGGACTGACGCAAGGCCAGTGGGTGCTAGGCATCATCGGCGCCGCGGCCGGACTGGCGATTGTCACGCCACGGCCTGGGGAATGGGGGCAACCATGAGCGATCTGGTACACTTGGCTTTCAGCCTCGTGATTAGCGCAGGCGTGATAGCCGAAGCGGTGAAGAAATACGAGTATCACGGCCACCCGCTTGATCGTGAGCGGATGCGCCTGCTCGTTGCCGCCGTTGTGGCAAACTGCGGCCAAATCACGGAGGCGCTTGATGCCTGACAGCCTGCCGCCCATGACGCAAGAGGAGGCGCTGGCGCTGATCAATCGGGCGTGGCGCAAGAACCAGTCGTCAACGACTCACTATGACGGCTGTTGGCGGGTGCACCTGGCCTGCGCAGTCGCAGAGATTGAACGGCTAATGAAGCTGCTAGAAGCCAAAAGCTGATAGCCAAAGCCCATGAGCAAGGTGCGCTCATGGGCTTTGTGTTTTTGACGCAATGCGTCAAAACTCGTCAAAAACTCGTCTCAAAACCTGTTGACAGATTGTATATCGCATGATATACTTAGGTCAAGATTGAGAGAAAAGGAGAAACGACATGAAGGCCATTATCAAGCTAGTTGAAGCGCCAAGCGGACAGATCATACCGACCTACGAGAATGCCGAAATGATCAGCGGCGAGATCGAATTGGAAAGTACCGCAGCGGCAGCCAGCATCTACAGCGCAGAGAAGATGCTGCGCCAGCACGTGGATGAGTGGGGAAGAATTCCCCACAATGTCATCCTGAACGCGTACCGGGTGCTGCGGACTGATGGAAATTGCCGCAAGAACGGGAAGTTGATGCAAAGCAAGTTCGCCGGCCGCGACGATGCGACCGGTGAAACGTTTTCTGCCGGAACGGAGATTTATTTCCGCAATGGCAACGCTGTGATCGCCTCCCCGAAGGCGAACACCGATTGGATCAAGTAATCAGCAGCCCCCAGGCCCCCCGACCTGGCTACGAGACAGAAGGAGCTCGAGATGGAATACGCAAAGGTGATCGAGAAGTGGGGCGCCAAGACCCCCAACGGGCGCGAAAAGAAATGGGTTCTGCGCATGGGGAAGACCGGGCGCGGCGAGGAACTAATCACCGTCGCCTATTGGCCATGGAGCGGCCCCTCAATTGAGGCCGCAGAGCGAACTATCCGGGACTCGGCCAAGCGTGCCGGCGTCGCGATAATCTGGTAGGTTGAAGCCCCGCTATGCTCATCATCTTGGATAAGGACGGGACGCTGATCGCCTCATGCGGCAAGCGTCCCGTCAACACGCCGGCCGAACAGCGGCCTCTGCCTGGCGTCGTCGCCAAACTGGCAGCTTTGCGAAAGGCCGGCCACACGCTGGCAATCGCCAGCAATCAGGGCGGTGTAGCCTGGGGATTTCTTTCGGAGCGTGAGGCGCAGTCTCTCGTCAAGGATGCCGCCCGCAAGGTTGGCGGCGTTGATTTCTGGCGCTGCTGCTGCTACGACGAGCGGGCAGCGGAGCGCAACCCCCGAAATCCATTCGCTCGCCCATCCCCACGGCGCAAGCCGTCACCTGGGATGCTTCGGGAGATCATGAGCGCGGCCGGCTCTTCACCAGCCGAAACGCTCATGGTGGGCGACCAGGACAGCGACCGCCAAGCCGCCCAAGCCGCCGGCTGCCGCTTCTCATGGGCGGCCGACTTTTTCGGATGGAAAAGGTAACCCAATGAAACAGGGAAAATTCATGCGTCTGACTGAGGCGCAAATCACCTGGCTCGCTGCCGCCACCGCCGACGGCCGCAGCGAAGCCAACGTGATTGGCGAACTGATTGATCGGGCGGCCACCGGCGTCTGGTTGCCCGTCCCGAAAGGCACCCTGGCCGCTTACCAGGCGTGGGCGGACTACGAGCAGACCAGTCTTGAGCATATGCTGCTGCGTGGGCTTGAGAGCGGCCTCCTGGGGCGACAGGAGCCACCGGACCAGGAAACCGACCCAGACGAATAGGACTACAACAAAGGAGTGAGGCACATTTATGATTGTTTGAGGGGCGCCATCCCCGCACCAACCTGGCAACCGGCTCGGCGAGCAAGCTCCCTCCGTGAGGAGGTTGCACGGCCCATACGCCGCCCGTATAAACCTGGCTTTGCCCGTCATCTGCTCCGCTTCTCCAAGCGCAGCATCCCCACCACCAACCGGGCAAAAATTCACACCGGCGGCGACTCTCGAGTCGCCGCCACAGTGACGACGGGCAACCGTCGCAAGAGGAGATTAGAGTGTCTGATTTGAATGTTCGTAAGGCCGCCGGAAGCGCGGCGCTCGTTTTTCCACCGTCCCAAATCGAAGTGTTCCAGGTCGCCCTGGGAACCGGTGTGCGAGCCTTCCTACTCGAAGGCGAGCCAGGCACCGGCAAGACGGCCCTGGGTCGCGCTCTTGGCGCCCAGGCCGTCAACCAGGGCGGCCACTTTGTTTTCGCACAGGCGAACGCCTGGGCGTCGGACGAGTTCCTTATCCGGGGTATAGACCTCGCCGGGTTCGTCGAGAACGACCCCGACCGGGTTTATGCGCCCGGCCTGTTGATGACGGCCGCGCGGCTGAGCGCAGAGACGCCGCGCGCGCCGGTCTTCGTCTTGCTCGATGAGTGGGACAAGACGCGGCCGGTGGCGGACGGGCTAATGTTGGCGGCGCTCGAGGAACGGCTGGTCGTGGATGCGGCCGGCCGGCAACTCGGCAGTATTGGCGACAACGCGATCTTCTGGATCACGTCGAACGCCAGCCGTGAATTGCATCCGGCGCTGCTGCGGCGGGTACTGCGCCAGCGGCTGAATCCGCTGGACAAGCCAAACCTGGTAGCCCTGCTGCGCCAGGCCGGCGTGGGCCAGCACGTGGCAACCTACCTGGCCGCGCTGCGTGACCAGGTGCACGGCAGCACGATGTTGACGCTGCCCGATCTGCTGCGGGTGGGTGGCATCGTCGGCGGGCTGTCCAGCGTGGACGCCTGCCGGTTTCTGCTGGCCGGCTTTGGCTTGACCGGCGGCGAGGGCGCTGATCTGTGGGCGGCGGTCTGCCGGGACCGCAAGGCGGCGTCATGAAGACCGTTGTCTACAAAGCCGAGTCGGGCGGGAAGCGATTCGGCCTTGGCAATTACCACGGAGAAAGCGGAATCCCCGCCGTCCGTGTCCTTCAGGAGTGGCAGAACGTATGCTACTGGGGGCTGACTGGCGTCCCTTGCGCCGACGATCAGCCCGACTTCCCATGCCTGGCAGGGCAAATGCTGAGCTATAGCCAGGTGCAATCCCTGGCGAGCCGGCACCCCGGGCTTGGCTTCGTCAGGGAAGATGAGGCCGAAGCCAAGAAGCCGGGTGACGGCAAGGCTCCGACGCAGCAGGCCCAGGGCGGCCCGGCGGGAAAGCCGTTCGTCCAGGTCAAGGCGTCGTTGAAGCCGGGCGGTGGCAGCCGTGGCAGTCGCAAGTCCGTCATCTGGCGTCCGTTCCCGACGCCGAAGAAGGCGGACGTGGCCAAGGCGCGGCGGGTGCTGACGGCCATGTACGAGGAGGCCGTAGAGCACGCGCGCGAAGTTGCGCCGATCCGCTGGTCACCCGGTCGACTGGCGGTCTACGGGCGCATGGGCCAGCCGGACCGCGCGCGCGTGTGGGAGGAGCAGGGGCTGCCCCGGCTGCTGCTGGCGATTGACAACTCCGGTAGTATCGGCGGGCAGGTGGACAACCTGCGCGCGTTCGGGGTGGCGATGGCCGAAGCGGCGCCGTGGCTGCTGGTGATGGCGGCGCCGAATGGGGAGCCGTCACCCCTGGCTGTCCGTGGTTGCGGCACGGACAAAGATCCAAGGATGGCGATTGACGCCATCCTTGACGGTGAGAACTGGACCCCGCCGGGAGTTGGTGGCTCGGGCTATGACGCCTGGGCAAAGGTAGATTGGCGCGCGGTGTGCCGCGCGGCCAACGTCATGGGGATCGTCTACGTAGGCGACTACGAAGACGAATGGCTGAAGCAGTTCCCGGATGCGCGCCGGGGGACGATCTCGATCCAATACTGTGCGCAGAAGCGCGCGGTGGAGATGGCAAGCGGCGCGTACGCGCGGGAGCGCGCATGGCCGGCGGTGGTGGGGATGGATGGCAGCATCGAGCGCAGCCTGGCGGCGCTGGAATTGCTGCTGGCAGCGTGGAAGAGAGGGTAGGCGATGAGGATTTTGGTTGATCTGTCCGCAGTTCGTCGCCTGCGCCCCACGACGCAGGCGGGCGACCGCTGGTACTACTGCGCGGCGGCGCCCACGCGCGCCATCGTGCGCGTGGATGGCAGCGACCTGGTGAGCCTAGTCGGCTACGTCGTGGATGCGCAGGTCGGGTGGGACGGCGGCACTGCCGGCTTCGTGCGGGAGGCCAACGAGGGCCGTCAGCATACGAAGGTGACGATCCGACGGCGGCTCGATGGAGGTCAGTACGACGCCACGTTGAGCGCCGTGCTGGCTAAGGCGCCTAGTAAGTAGGATGAGTAGAATTTGACAAATTCTGCGGTGCGTGTATAATGACAGTGTAATCTCCTGTGGAGATTGAGACGCACGCTTACCGCAACGCCTTACATTTTTTTGATTTGTCGCAAGACAACGAATCGCCTGCGGGCGATTGAGACGATTGTTTCGAGGTTGATCCCACATTGGATTGTGGAATCATAAGCAAAAGCCGGCTGGATAACCAGCCGGCTTTTTGCTATCCGCTATCGCCGCGGCGGCAAGCGCCACCAACGCCGCAGATCAGGGGATCCCCTCATACGCTGCCATTTGGGACGATGAGGGACACGAAGTTGTCATGATAGCGGGCGAGGGTACTCTGTTTCCCCTACGGTATCGCCGTGGGCGTCGGGTGCGCAGCCCAGTAGTTGTAAGCCTGCCCCGGCGTACTCAGATATGCCGTGCTGTAGGTCGTGCCGGTCGTCCACTGGCTGCTACCCGTGACGCTTGACCACGACCGGCTGACAATCACAACCCCGTCAGCGTCTTGCAGTTCCACGCTCCCGGTCGTTGGCACCGCTGCGCCAAACTGGTAAGCCCACACCACGTAGTAGGTGGTGGCCGTTTCGCCCAACGTCACCCGCCCAAGCTCAGCCCCGCCGCCCGCTTTCAGCACTACCTCCAGGTTGTCCAGGTTGATTGTCGTTGTGATCCCCATCATTTCGACAAACGAATCATCAGCACACGAGGCCGCCCCGGTCGGGTGCCAGTCGTGGGTACAATCTGGCGATACCTCGGAGAAGCGGATTGTGGACGCAACCGGCGTTGAGCCAACCGGCGTTACTGTCGGCGTGTGCGTTGCCGTGTTGGCAGGTGTCGGCGTCAGTGTCTTCGTTGGCGTCGCTGTCGGCCCGCCTGGCGTTACCGTCCTGGCGGGCGTCTTCGTCGGCGTAGCCGTTGCCCCGCCCGGTGTCCAGGTGGGTGTCACCGTTGGGGTTGTCGTCCTCGTTGGGGTGTGCGTCCATGTCGCCGTGTGCATGGGTGTCCTTGTCGCCGTCGGCGTGACCGTGGGCGTCCGGGTTGGCGTAGCCGTTGCGCCGCCCGGTGTCCAGGTCGGTGTTACCGTCGGCGTGTTGGTCGGCGTCGCTGTCAGTGCAGGGCCCGCCGTGTAGGTTGGCGTCGGGGTGTCCGCGGGCAGAGCGGCATTGGTGTCAATCCAGATCATGTGGAAAGTTGGCTTAGGCGCCCCGCCGCTGTAGCCAATCTCTATCGCATGGGTCGCACTGCCCAGGGCGTTGACCATGTACATCGTCCCTGTCCATGTCCACAGGTTCCAGGTGACAGGGCTGCCAAGCACCCGGTTGACCGTCTGCGTTGTGGTGCCGCCTGAAGCGTTGATCGGAATCTTGACCGTAAAATCGTCGGCGCCGTCGTCAAGGTAGAAGATACGAACCGTCACGCTTGGCAACGTCTGGCCGTAATACCAAAGCGTGTTGCTGATAGCCAATGTCAGGGTAGAGCCCGTCATCTGCCCCGCCCATCGGCTGTAGATGTTCGACGAGTAGGGCGTAGCCGCCGCCGCATAACCTGGTAGTGTGCTATCCTGACAGGTTGGCATCCCTCGCACCATGCACCGATAGCTGAAAGCGCCGCTCGTTTCTTTCAGGTAGTGGCTGAAGTTCCCCAGATACCCCTCGGCATAGATACCGCCCGCAGGCGCACCGTCAACCCCCACCGCCCCGCTTGGAAATTCCGTGTCGTGAAACACCGTCCACAAGTCACGGCTGTTCGTCTGCGTCTTGCCAAGTTGACGCTCAATCCAGGTTGTGAACACGACCGGGAAACTGTACTGAGTATTTATCAGCGCAATCTCTGGCGTAGGCGCCACCGGACACTCACCGCCATAGGGTGCATCCTGACAAAGCCATTCATCTTGCACGTCAATCGAGTCTGCGCTAAAGGCGCCCACGGCCAGGAGCCAAGACCAATACTCCCACGTGATCCGATACGGGTATGGCGTGCCGCCATTCTCGAAGAACGTGGTGGCCGGCTCCAGCTTGATCGGTAGCACATTCCTGACCCGGCGCATCACGTCGAATGATCCGCAGTCCTCGCCGCTGTAGACCGGCGTCCCTGGCCCCCTGGTGGGCACCGAGGCCGGTACGTCATGCTTCATGCCGTTAAAGCCGAACCCGATGTGGCGATTTGGCAACCCGCCCGGCGTGGTCAGGCTAAGCAACTTCGTCTCCCAGTTGCACCGCAGATAATCCGCAGGCGCAGGCGCAAAGAGCAGGTACACTGGCTTATCGGGAAAAGCCAAGTGAAAATTGTCAACCGCGGTTTGCACGAACGTATCGTATTCGGCGATGGTCAGGCCAGCCGTTACAATCTGGTCGGTCGTGACGTTGCGAGCGCCGCAGCCCGTGATCTCCAATTTGGTCTCACCGTAGAAGCCGTTGGACATGAAGACGCCGGCGATTTGGTTACGCCACGGCATAGCCCGGATGTGCTCGGCCACGGCAAGGACGGCCGCCTTGTATTTCAGTTTGAAGTTGGTTTGATCCATGCCGGGTATCGCCATTTGGTTGACGGTGTAATCACCGCCTACCCAATTTGGCACGTAGTTGTCACCGACCGTACAGTCAAACCAGAATTGAGGCAAGGAGAGGTACACCGGCCTACTCACCACCTGCCCGCTGGTCAGTGTTACGGTTTGGCTTTGCAGCGTCAACATGGCGTTATTGAGCACCGTCCAGTTGTAGACGCCATCGGCCGGGTTGAAACTGCTCCACACCAGGTCGATATGGGCGCCAGGCTTGAAACCGCCGACGTTCAACTCCTGAAATTGATTCCAGTACGAATCACGGCGGATGATCTTGTTGCCGCCTGGCCCTAAGACCCCCTCTGGCACCTCTATGTCACGCACCTGCGGCGGGGGCGTTGGGCCTGGGCCGCCACAGGTTGACAGGATGACCGCCATCACCGCAAGCGCCATGACGAAGGTACCCACGGTCGCAGCCTGCGTCAGTCGCTTTGTTCCCGGCATAGTCCCTCAAATTTCGCCAGCAGGTTGTAAGGCCCAAAGTCTACCGCAATCGCTTGATTGCCGACTCCAAGCGCCCACCATTCGCCCACCGTGTCAAGCCAGATGTTCCCACAGACCAGCCGGGCGTTGGTGGATTCAATCACGCTTGCCCACGGGTCGGTATCCGCCTGCGCATTGCCCATAAATGCCAGGCCCGCCAGAACCAGAACCACGGCCAAAGCCGCCAAGATGTAAGTCTTCACGTTGTCCTCTTTCGTTCGCTTTCACGGTCTCTTGAACACAGTCACGTAGAGCGTACCGCTGTCAATGTTAAGGTCGCTGCCGGTCTTGTTGTGGATTATCACTATGACGGTATCAGCCGCCCGCACGTGGGCAGACACTAGTACCTCCGCGGTGGTGATTTGGTCGTGTGCAGCAAGAACCACATCCCCGACCTCTGCGCCCGTAACGGTAATGGTCGTTGACGTTACCGCTGTATCGGCTATATTTGCAGGATCCCACGTCGCACTTGCTCTCAGTACCGGTGCAATGGGCGTCCCCGCAATCAGCACCTGCGTTCCGTCATACTCGATATGGGGGATGGTTGACGGCCCAAACTCTGCAATGTTGTCAGCCGATGATGCCCTCAGAATGGTCACATTGGCGGCGTTGCGCACGTCCAAGCCCTGCACCACCTGGTCTACGTAGTGCTTCGTCGCCGCTTCGCTGTCCGCTGTCGGGTCAGCCCACAACAACAGCGCCCCCGTCATGGAGCCACCCGTCAGACTCAGCTTGCCATCAGTCAGGTCTTCAAGCGCCCTCTGTGCGTTGTTGGCGGTCATGGCTCCGATGGGAACGACAATGACCGCAGACGCCACGACCTGCGCGCCCCATCCCGCCGTTTGCGTCGTGCCAGATGTGCCACCCGTACTTCCCCGGCCCGATATGGCAACCGGCGGGGATTGCCAAGCGACTTCTTTGGCCTGAAGCAATCGTCGTTTTGGCATCAGTCGTCATCCTCCAGCGCAAAGGCCACGTCGAGCAGGCGGTAGAGCATTCCCGGCGCCAGCCACGGCACCTGGTCCAAATCAAACCTGGTCATGCCGTCCCTGCTTTCGTTCAACGTCACCGCCTGGTCGCTGGTAGATGCTGCCCAGATCGGTAGCAGCCTGGGCCGGGTATCTTCAAGCGTTTCCGGCGGCGTTTCGTACCATAGCCATCTTGCCCGGTGCGGAATCACCAGCCCGTTACCACGCCAACCGGGCGCCGTGCGCGGGTCAATCTCCCACCAGCGCCATTCGCCCGCAACCGGGTTTACCCGTGCTGACGTGATCGCGTTGATTGCTATCAGGTCGTGCATGATGACGTTGAATGTCGCAGCGTTCACGTAATCCAGATGCGCCGGCGGGGTTGGCACCGTCCAACCGGTCGGTACTGTGGTCGTGTCGTCTGCGTCCGCTTCGTAGAGGTAGTGTAGCGCGACGTGGCCGGCGGCGTCATACCAATTACCAGCGTTAGGAGTTTCGTAGGGCGGGCTGTGCCGGAATTCCACGAGATACGCATCGCCGATAGGCAGACTCGATATGTCAATCTGGCCTTCAAGCGTCACCGTCTGCAATCCGCCAATCAGCGGGTCGGGTAGCAGGGCAGCCAGGTCGTGCACCGTGCCGTTGATTATCAGGTCAAGCCGTGGGTTGTCCAGGCTGAAATTCCACTCGACAATCAGGCCATAGCGCAGATAGGGCAGCCGGTGATGGTCAGGCCGGTAGTAGGTGCGGCCGTAGCTGTCAGGCCCATAGCCGAGCAATAAATCGCAAAATTGCGCCCATCCCTCGTTGACCACTGAAAACGAACCAACAGCCCGCCGTGCAAACGAGTAGAGCAGGTCGATGTTGTTGCCAATGTTGGCGTTCAATTGCTCCGCCGTGATGACTTGCCCGTCGTAGAAGTCAACCGGCGGCGTAAAAGCGAGAATACTTCCCGCCTCGCCGTCAATCTGCTCGCCTATCACGCTGTCTGATTCGTACCAGCGCACAAGCTGGATCCCCCCATCTAGCGACCATTCATCAACCGGTGGAGAATAGCGCAATTGGATGTCATAGAACTGCCCAATAGCTACACCCGGTGTCACGACCACCGCCCCATCAAGCGTTACGTCTCCGCCGCCCACATCGGGCAAGTCTGGCTCCAAGTCCTTGAACACAGTCCCATTCAGCAACAGTGCGATTCGTGGGTGGGGCTTAGTCCAGTCCGACGTTGTAACAATGATTCTGTAGCGCAGGAAATTGTATTTGTGCCGTACCCTGGCGCTGTAATAGCCGTAATTCCATTCGCCTATCAGCCCAGAATACGGCGGATATTGACCCCGCCAACCGGTGTACAGCACCCGCTGTAGCATCGTCGGCGCCCTGGCGTAGTCCCACACAATGCTGGTGTTTTGGCTGTAGTAGGTTGCGATCTGCGCCGCACTCAGGTATTGGCCGTCTACCATGTCCGGCGGGGAAGTGAAGTAGGCCATTAGTAAAAATACCTCCCCGCCGTGCCGAGCGCCGTTGCGCCAAGCCGGAAGTATGGTTTGACCGGGCTTGCCGTGGCATAGGCGTAAAGCCGTTCCCTGTCCACGAGTTCCACGTCCTGCGTGAATCCCTGCCGACTCAGGCGCCAGCGAATCTCGTAGACGTGAGCATAGCGGGTGCTTGGCGTGATGACGCCCGCCTCCAGGGAGATTGCCACCTGCTGCCCCAGGCGCATGGCCGGCCTTCCCGGCAAGCCGGTAATGCTGTGGAACATGGTCGGTTGCTCGTGCCGGTCTATGTGGAAGTCAGCCAGGAATTTCGCTTGGGCGTAGGTTTGGATGTAGAAGCCGGAAACTGGCAGCTTCCGTGGCGTCCGGTTTGTCCAAAACGAATCGGTGCTGGTGACTTCTACCTGCTGCCCTGGGCGCCCATCAAGCCCCACTCCCCGCAGTTGCAGACGCACAAGAAATGCCGTGCGCCAGCCGTGGTTGTTGTGGACGACCATCTCTACCCGCTGCGCATATTTTGTCAGGCTGATGGTGACGCTTGACGTAATGTCAGTGCCGCCGCTTGTGACCGCCCGCCAGTCAACCGCTGAAACCATGCCGTAAATGGACGTGGCCGGCTGCCTCAGTTTGGCCGTGATCGTTTTCGTAGCGCCCGCCGCTACGGTCACAATTTCGTCAGACTCCCACAGCACCGCCTCGGTCAGTTCGTTCATCGGGGAAAGCTCTACAACCGTTGTCTTGACCAGGTTGCCGTCGTTGTAGCCCTTGCTGTAGCCGCCCCATTTTCCGGGATCCAAGAAGTAGGCCGGCGTGTCCTCGTTCAGCCAACGTGTGGCGCTGGCGTAGTTGAACAGGCCGTCAGGGTCACAGTAGAACCACCCGCCGCAGGAGGCCGCCAAGTCCCACAACTCCGGGAGCACCGCTTCGTCGTCCAGGTAGAAGGCGGGTATCGTGTGCAGTCCGGCGTCAATCGTGGGTGTGACCGGTGGCGTCTGTGCCGCTGCGACGGCTGGCGTGAAAAAATCCACCCCGTCCACAAAACCGGCTTGCGTCAGGGCATAGACAATGTTCTCCGCTTCAGTGTAGTCCTGGCGCAAGGCGGTTGACCGCTTGTCCTCTCGTATCAGTTCATCCCGGCTGCGAATCGTGAACTGCGCTACGCTCCCGCTATTGACGCTGGCTGGCTGGTCTTTCGGTATCGTGATGACGCCAGTTATCAGCCGGTGGTAGATTGCCGCCTCGCTCATTCCCGTATTTGTGACACTAACTGACAAGTAGGCCGGTATCTGATACCCGCCGCCATTTTGCAGATAGGCATAGAGCGGCCCGGCGGCGTAGTCGGGATTGTAGCGTTGGTCAGTGTTACGCAGCACGACCTGGGCTTCGTCAATCACGCCACGGCCGCCCGTGAGTGCCTCGCCTGGAGCCATCAGGCGCATCTGGCCGCTGGCCGAAATCAGGTTGGCCGATTCGTCGTCAAAATCCCCGTCCCTGTCCCAATCGGCCTTGAAGTACCATTCTACCAGCCTGGACACGGCTACACCTCGATCAGCACAATGGACGTGCTGCCGTAGTAGGTGCCTCTGATCGTTGTCCAGTCCACGACCAGGCCCGTATCATCAGGCGTCCGGGTGACGCTGTAGCTTGCGCCGTTCGTGTCAACAAACGTCACCGGCCCGTTGCCCATGGCGGCATAGGCAGTCACAATGTAGCCAATGCCCGTGGCGCTTGCTATCTGCCAAGTCATCTCAAAGCGATGTTTGACCGCATCATTCACCAGGTCATGCGACACTGTGCCGTCCGCCGTGGTCGTGGCACCTGACCGCCACAGGTCAGTCTTTTTGTACGTTCGGGGATAGGGAAGGGTTTGCCCGGCAAGCACTGGCGCCTGAATGGTCATGGCTGCGCCCCCGTTGGTGGTTGGCTGCGTGTAGCATTGGCTTTGATGCGTGCCTCTACCAATGGCGTCAGCTGTCCGGCCAGGAAGTCCAGGAACCATCCCGGCAAGTCGCCGGCCCGTTCGGTGAATCCGCCCGCAAACTTGTCGCCTGCGTCTTTACCCGCCGTCGCCAAAGCCACAGCTTGCACCACCATCTGTCTGGACAGTTCGGTCGTGATCTTCGTGCCCAACCCAACCATGCCAGTGACAAAACCATCCTGAAAGCCCTTTCCGGCCGTGCTTCCGCCTGCGTCCGTTCCCGTGCCTGTGCCGAGCACCTTGTCAACCGCCGCCGTTGCCTTTGCGCCCGTCAGGCCGCCCTCGTGCAGCTTGTTGACCACTTCCGCCTTGATGCGCTCAAGCTCCCTCTGTGCGTCCATTTCGGCTCTGACCTGCGCCACAATCTTGTCCGTGTCGAGCATCCCCAAATCGGCGCCCGACTGAAACGCCTGCGCCTTGCCTTCAGCGAACGATTTGAGCGCCGCTTCCCCTGCCGCTATCACGTCATCCGGTATCAGACCCGTGGCGCGCAGTTCGTCAAGCCACTGGCTGTTAAAGCCGTTGACCGCAACGTCCCACATGCGGCCAAAGTCTTGCGCCGGCCCGTTGGGGTCAAAGCCGTTTACCAGCCCCTGGTCGCCAAAGTTCACAAGGCCCTTCGTGCTGCCCACCGATGCGCTGATGAACTTCTCCGTCGTTGACAGCAGGGCGCTTAGCTCAGCGTTGTAAGTTGACGTGGCGCCAGTGACTTTGCGCAAGCCGCTTATCTGGTCTCCGAACTGGTTGAAAAGTTCTTGCTGCGCCGTTGCCAATTCCAGGTCAGTCCACTTGTTGGCTATCGCCCTGTCACGTAGTCCCTGCAAGGCGTCTTCGTAGGCGTGGATTTTTTCAATCGCCCCGCTGGCGCCCAACACGTCAACCCCGCCCAGGCCGATTCCCTTGATGCGCTCCATGGCGGCGCCTGTAGCGTCTGCGACAGAATCCAGGTTTGGCGACAGTGAACCTACCACACTATCCCAAGCGGACAGGGCCGCGGCTGCCTGCGTGAGAGGGCCAATGGTGCGTATCATTGCGCCAGCCACCCCGTTAGCTGATGCCGTCACCAGGGTCATGCCAGCCGCCGCTGCGGCGGCGCTCTGTTGCACCCCGCTGAATCCGGCCCGCATAATTTCCATTGCCGCCGTGTCAGCAGCAAGTCCCGCCTCGTAGCTCGCCAGTGTTGCCAGGTCGCTTGCCAGTTCGGTGTTGAACTGCTCAAGGCTGATTCGGCCCGCATCATACGCCACGAACAAAGATTCTATCGCTTCCCGCTGGCGTCTCAGTTCGGCGTCCTGGACACCCGGCATGGACACCGAGCGCCCATTCATCCCCACAAACGCCACCGCCTGCTGCGCTTCGGATGCGCCCGCTTCAGCAAACGCTTCTGTCACCCGGCGCCTGGCTGCCATCACATCGGCCATCGAGTTGAGGGCTTCGGGGATGCCAAGCAGGGTTACACGGCCTACGATGTCCTTCCCCATCTCGGCTTTGAGGTTGGCCCACGCCACACCGAGCGAGGCAATCTTGCCCTGCGAATCGAGCGTGACCGGCCCGGCATCGGCCAGAACCTTGTTGATAAGCATCTGGCGGCGCTCGAAGTCGGTCAGTTGTTCGGCGGTCTTGCCGATCGTTGCAGCATATGCCGCGAAAGCCGCCTCGCCGCCGGTCATGATACCCAGGTTGTCCAGGATAAGCGGCGACATGCGCCCGATGCCAATCACAATGTCGTTGAACGCATCCGCAGCCGTGCGGCCCATTGCCTGGCCGCGCTCCATCGCCGCTTGCAGTAAGCCGGCCATCTGGTCTGCGTCAGCCGTAACGCCAAGCATCATGGCCTTGTTGGCGGCCATCATCAACTCATCGTTGCTGATTTGCCCGCCTGCGGCCCGCTTCATGGAGGCAAGCATTTTGTCGGCATCGGCGCCGTAGGATGACGCTACACGGTTGAAGGAGTTCTCCGTGCGTTCCGCCTGGGCGCCAAGCGTGACAAGCTCCTTCGTGATCCCGATGATTTGAGACACAGCAAAGCCGCCTGCAACCATGCTGGCAAGCCCGCCGAAGCCCCCCATAGCCGTTTTGGCGGCGCTGTCAAGCCCAGTCAACTGCCCCTTGACTTCGTTGAAAGCCGCCGCCGACTTGTTGCGACCCTCAATTACGATGCCTACCCTGTTTTCAGCCATAGGCTCCTGTCATGGTTTTAGCATCCCATCCCACTGGTCAATCTCTGCCCATTCCGCCTGCGTGATCGTGTCCGGCTTCGACTTCCCGGCAATCACGACCTGACGACGGCTCTCCAACTCTGCCAGCCGGTTGACCTCAAGCGCCCGACTCAGGCGCCCATAGTCCATCTGGTCAATCTCTTCTAGGCTCTTGGCGTAGTGGAAGATGCGCAGAAGTTGGGCGTCCCTCAGGATGTCAAGCGGATGGCCGGCATTCCCCTCAGCAATTGCCTGCTCAATCGCTGCGCCGGCCGCGGCGGTCTCGTCTTCTCCCGGTTGTTCTTTCAGCCGGAGGAGGGTACAGACCGCCTTCCGGTGAAAAAACCCAAACCACGAATCATCGGGGCGGCGTCGAATAGCACCCCGCCCAGGAAGCCGAGCAGCCGCAAGTCGAAGCTGTCAAGATTCGCCGTGATCTGTGTCGGGTCTGTGACCGGCTCGCCGTCAACCGTGGGCAGTTCGCAGGCCGTCAGTTTGCGCTGTAGCAAGTCCAGCGTGTCAACGCCGTTCATCGTGCGCAGTTCGTCAAGTTGCTTGGTTGTCCAACCGACTTCCGTTACGTCAACCCAAGCCGCTTCAAGCCCCTCAACACCGCATGAAACCCTCACGAGTAGGTGCCCCTGGTCATGCCTCCCACAACCCGGAAGGTGCCCGTCCATTTCGCAATGCCGTTTGCCGGAAGCATGATTTTGTAGTCCTTGAGGTAGGCGTAGCTGGTGGTGTACTTCGGGTCAAGCGCCGTCGAGCCAAGCGGCCCGATCTCGACATATTTCGCCGTGTCGGGCGCGGCGAAGATCGGCCCAAGCAGGGCGTCGCTGGCGTTCGTGAGCGGCCCGCCAATGGGGATGTCGGCCACCTCGTTGCTCATCAGCACCGCCTGTGGGCTTGCCAGGGTCTTTGCGTCAATCTCATTGCGCACCCGGTTGAGGGTAGCGTCATCCATGTACGCCACCCAAGAAGCGGCGTCGCCCGAGTTGGTGCCAACCTTGAAAACCGTAACCGTCGTTCGTTCAGCCATTTCTCAAATCTCCTTTGCGCCGTTTACGCTGGCGCCGTGTACGTCTGGATGAAAGCGGCAATGCCGCAGCTTTCACTTGCCGCCGATGTGACCATAAACCGGATATACTGCTGTGCGATTGAAGACGATACCGCAGAATCCACAGCCGCCGCCGTCCCAAGCGCCTCGTCTTCCGTAAACACCTCAGACCCGGCTCCTTCCCCGCCTGCGCTTTCCTCGATATTCCAGGTAATCGCCCCTACGCCCGACTTCTCCCAGGTGAACACCACCACGTTGATTTTGTCCGGCACAGATACCAGGTCGGTGTATGTGCCGAAAGCAGGTGTGGCAGCCGTGAGCGCCTTCAGGTCTTCGTAGTAGATAAGATTTGCCCGCAGGTCTTCAAACGAATCACCCAGGCCAGGCCGTGACAGGGAGAGCAGCCGCAGCGTGCCGTTGATTGTTACCACGCTATTGCTAACCGCTTTGATGTCCATTTTCGGCGATTGAATGGTGCCGATGTAGGCGGGATCCCAACCGCTGCCAAGCCGGTAGTCCAGAATCAGCGCGACATAATGCGTGCCGTCTGGATCGTCGAAAACCGCCTGCAGCCGCTTCTCCAGGACAAACGCATTAGGCACCTGGCTGATGTACCCGCTCACCGTCAATTCCCCGGTTAGCTCGTTGAGAATGAAGCCCGTTGGGTCTTCGTGCGTCGGCGTTTCCGTTTCGCCCCTGGTCATGTTCAATTCGATGTTGGTGGTATCGGATGTCACCAGGTACGAATCAATCAGCAGTCGGGCATAACTTCCAAGTTGTGCCATAGCCAAACCTCCTTTACAGTGTCACAATGACGGGCACTTCGACTGTCACCCGCAGATAGCGCGCGTCGCCAATCAGCAAAAGTTCGTTGTCTACATTCGTGCGCACCCGAACGTCAATCTCCTCGCCGTCCTCAGTCCAGCCGATGGTTGTCACCGTTCCGCCGAGCGTCTGGTCAGCCATGAGTTTGGCTGGCACTTCGTCTAGCACCGTGCGCACCCTGGTTACGAGTTCGGCGTCGTTGCCGCGATACTTGATCCAGAACTCGCAGAAATATCGGTGCGACTCCCATTGCGGCGTTGTGCCAGCGCCAAGCGTGCGCCAGCCGTACACCGACTGCTGGCGCATCGGCGGAATGAGCAGGCAGGTGTTCACCGTCTGGACGGCTGGCAGGTAGTTGACTGCGCTCGATTGGTCAACCGTCGAAACGTTATTGAGTGCGTCGAGAAGCGCCGCCGCTACAACCCCGGTTGTCATTGGCTAATCCAGTCCATGAATGGCCGGCCAGTATTCCATGTACTCGCTGCCGCCGCCCGTCAGGTGCTGTTTGTCAACCCGGCTGATTTGGATTGATCGAATACGCCTGACCGCTTGCGCCGTGCCGGTCGTTGAGACCACCAGCCCCAGGCCAGACAGGTCAAGCCCGGAGATGGCCTTCAGCCGTTCCCAGAACTCGGCCATCATCGCCTGCGACCGGGTTTCCGTCAGCCCGCTCGTGTTGTCCATCCCAAGCGCCTGTAGCGCCCTGGCCGCGGCCCACAGATTAGCCAGGTCTGCAAACATCGGGTAAGCCGTGGCGCTGTCTGATACTGGCGCAATGTAGCCCGCCTGTGCAATCGCCCGGTCAATCTCTGCGCTGGCCGCCTGCAGCCAGGTGATGACCTGCGCCGATGTGGGGATGGACGCAGCGCCCAGAGTGCCAGCCGTGGGAATCATGGCCGATACGCCAGACACCGTGCCATAGTAGGCGGTGGCGGTCATGGGAGAAGCCATGATCGTCATGACGTCCACAGCCACTTCTGCAATCGCATACCACGCCGACCATGCCTCCATCTGGTCAATCTGTATGGTCGACCCGAATTCCAACAGCAGCCATCCGTTACCCACCGTCACATTGCTGCCGCCAACCCAAACGGCAATGGCACTGTTGTCCGCATCAACGTGTTGCACCGTCAACGACCCACGATTTTCATCTGCCGCCGCCAATAGCGTTGCAGTGATCCCCACCGTAACGATTGCCATAGCCTAATCCCCTCTTAGATGCCAGACGGCAATGCTGCGATGATGACTATAGCCAGCATCACCAGGCAAAGCACCAGCAGCCACACCCTCTCAGCGTTCATGGGACAACCGGCGAATCCGGTGGCTCCGGCAGCAACGGCTGAATTGCCGCGGCAACGCTCTGCCAGTATGCGAATTTGGCCTCGAACGTCGCCGCTTGCACGGCTAGGTCGGGGAATGTTGCCAGCAACACATCGATTTGATCTTGCAGACCTGGATCGTTCAACACCGCCGCCAGCCCCAAGCCCCCCTCGATCAGCCCCGGCAACCTGCCCAGGTATTGCGCCAGCGCAGCGTCGAAGTCTATAACCCGTTGGATAGCCGCATAAAGTTCAGCCGTTGTCATTTCGTTTCCGCTCCTTTGTCTGATATTTCCGGTGGTTGCGCTACCAGCGCCTCAAGTCGCAGGATTAGCCCCTGCGCCCACGCCTGCTCTGCCGGTGACATGGGCAGGCGGTTCAACAGAGAAACCAGTATTTGAACATCGTTTGCCGTTATCATACGAAAGCGATCTCCTTTGTGACGGCGCCAATGTAGATATACATTTTTCCACTGGCAGTCCACACGTCCCCTTCGACCGGTATCGTGGGTGCCGCCCCGGCCGGAATACACAGGCTGGCCCGCGCCGTGCTGCTCGCGGGCAGGTGCAGCGCAGCGGTTGGCGCCGTCGTCCCAATGCCGACGTTGCCAGATGTTGGTTGTAACACCAAAGGTGCATAAAACTGTCCTTGCCAAGCAGATTCTATGTATCCATAATTGCCAGTAGTATCAAATCCCAACATTAACTTTTTTTCTGGCGTAGTGGCTCCACTGGCAACTATTTGTCCAGAATCAGTCGGAGAGTATATCTGGTCTTTAGCAACTTGAAGTTTATAAGTCGGCCCCGTCGTCCCGATGCCGACGTTGCCCGCGTTTGTTACTACCAACCCCGTTCCCGTAGCACCACTAATGTTGGAAGCAAAAGAAGTATTGAGACTATCTGCCCCTCGCACCCCTAGCATAGCCGCTGGTGGCGATGCGCCCACGCCAACGCCAGTCGTAAAAATCTGCGCCTGCGCCGTAGCGCCCACTGTCGCGCCAGACGCCAGTATCCCGCCACCTGCCGCGGGAAGCTCGGCGAAAGTCGCACCGGCGGCCCCATTCGCCGTCAGCACAAAGCCGACCGTTGCCGCGCCGCTATTGATTTTCGGCGCCGTTACCGTGCCGTCGGGCGGGATCGCTGACCCCGTGAACTGTATGCTCATGTCACCAACTCCCTGCGATGATCTCGACTACCGTTCCCGCCGTTGCGCTTGCCAGGTATACGGTCGTGTCGTCTACCTGCAACTCCTGGAGCGCCGCAGCATTGCCCGCCTTCAGCGTGAAGAAGGGAGCCGTTGGCGTTGCCACCTTTCCGGTCACAAAGGCCATGCGCACGTCGACCGCCGTGCGCGGTTGCACCGCCAATGACCTGACGTTCGGCGGAAGCGCCTGGCTGTACTCTGTGTTCGCAACCGTCAGCGTCACGTTGTAGATGCTGAGAGTCCTCATATTTGCCATTCAATCCCCCTCTGGGCCATGTCGGGTCATGGCCCTTGCGTCGAAGGTCGCTTAGGTCGGGGTGCCGTCTGCCCAAGTCGCATTGTTGACGTAACGCGGGGTCGCCGCCGTCCGGTCGTAGACGCCCACGCCAAACTCAGTGTAGAACATCAGGTTTTGCACCGGGTGCAGCGGACTGCCGGCCAACGGGTCAGGGACAAGCGTGAACTGGAGGTTTGTCTTGCCCTTCTCCAGCCGCACCCGAAGCGGGTTGCGCTGCGCCAGGTTGCCGTAGCTCTTGTACCCCACGCCCCAATAGCGCGGCATCCCCCGGACTTCCCGCACCCGGAAGTAGTTGATACTTCCGATGTACTCGCCAGGAATGGTCGCAACCGCCGTCGCCACACCGTAGTTGATGAGCGGGTCAGCCGTCTTGACAAAGCCCGTCAGCCCTTCCACGGTTGCCCGGTCGTCTGGGCTGATGAGGAAGTCAAACGGCGGCTCATGGCCGTGCTCGCGCAGTTCGTCGTAGGCGTCGCTGAAGACGGCCGCCGTGTAGAGACCGCCGCCAATGCCAACATAGTGCTCGTGGCTCGAAGTGAAGACCGTGCCGCCGAAAGCGGGCGGCGTGAAGTCCACACCCGTCGAGGAGTAGATCGTCGCAAAGCCAGGCGATTCGCCCACACTGCCCAAGCGCCAGCCTGCGCCCGTGTCGTCAGTTCGCTTCAGCAAGCGGGTCAGGATGCGCACCCGCCACAGGTCGCGAGCGTCCTTGATGGCGTCCGCAATGTCCGCTTCGATCTGCGTCGAGCGTGCGCGCCGCAGGTAGTCCCAAGTCCAGCCCAAGCGCCGGTCATACATCTTGATCGGGAGCATGTGACCGGTCGTTTCGCTGCGGTAGCTGTCAGGCCGCCCAAACTCCGTATGCTCCTCAAAGCCGTTTGCGCCGCCTTCCCGGTATTCCACGGTCGGCTGGTCGGTGAAAGACACGAGGCCAGCATAGAGGCTGTCCATTGTCAGCTCGGCATTGAGCGCCCCGATGGCCGCTGCTGCCTGGCTGAGAATTTGCCCGTACCCGATATTGTCCTCGGTACGGTAGTTGTCGAGTTCGGTGGCGTCCCATCCGGGCGCCAGAACCAAATTGCTGAGGCCGCGAGGCCCATAGGTTGACATATTTCCCCCTATGCCTTTTCAGGCCGGACGAAAACCACCGTGGCGCTTTCGGCCCATCCAATGACACCGTTGCTGGTTGACGTTTCGTCCATCAGGCCCTCGGTGTCGCTGATGTAAATCAGCTTGCCAGGCGTTGCCGCCGTGCAATTCGAGATCGGCCCGTGGACAACCACGTCAATCCTGTCACCGGCCGCGGCGCTTTTGAGAGCACACCCGATGACAAAATCCGCAATCGGATCGCTGCTGTTGCCGTCTGCCATCGCAATCGTTCCCGCTGCCAGCATTGCCACTGGCTGGCCCGCCGTGATGGTGCCCCCGGCGGTATAGCGCCGGATAGTAGACCCTTCAAGCGGTCGAATCAACCCCTCGTCGGTCTGTAGTGTTACAGCCATTTCTAGCCCCCTCTATTCACGTAAGCCTGAACCGCTTCAGGCTTTACGCCATATTTTGATGCTAACTGCTGAGCGTCCAAGCCGCCAAGCCCAGGCCCCGCCTGCCTGCCGCCCGATGTGGCGCTGATGTCAGGCACGGAAGACGAAGCCTTGAAAAGTGCTTCGTTGCTGTCCAGCCAGGCCAGCCGGGCGAGCATGTCGTCAACCGGCAGGCTTTCAACCGCCTTGCGAATCGGAGTCGACAAGCCCGCAAGCCTGGTCTTGTAAAGCTGCTCGATGACCACTCCCTGGCGTTCTGCCAGTTCGGCTTTGGCTTGCAGGGCGGTCAGGTCGGCAGCCCGCTTCTCAGCAAGCTCCTTCCATTGCGCCTGGTCTGCGAGCGCCTTTTCTTCAAGCGCCTTGCGGGCTGCGTCAGCCTGCTTGGTGGCTTTCACTCGTTCCCTGTCAAGCCGCTCGGCAATCAGTTTGTCCAAGTCGGCTTGCGTCATGCTGATGGTTTCCGTTGGCACCGTTGCACCACCCGATTGTCCGGTGGGCGTGTCCGTCTTTTGCTCTGGCGTCGCAGGTGTTGAAGCGGGCGTGCCCGCCGTTACTGTCGTTGCTTCTGTCATGTTATCCCCCGTATTTATGCCGCCCCGTCAGGCGTACCCAAGAAAAGAGTTCCGAAAGTGCTAGTTATCTGCCTTGCTTAGTTGCAGGCAGTTCGTACCGTCGCCAATCAGGATTAACGTGTCGTATTGCGCCAGTGCCGCGTTACCGCCGAGCATGATCGTGCTCGTGTCAGTAATCGTGATCGTCTGTGCGGTCGTGTTGCGCAAGATGGTTAGCTTGCCAGCCGTGGCGCACCCGGTAATGGTTGCCGTGCCCACGGTGCCGGCCGCGGCAAGCGGCACGACGGTATAGCCCGCCGTGGTAATCGTCGAATTGGCCGTAACGGTAATGGCCGATGGCGCTGTGAATTTCAGTTCACCCGCCAGTGTCGCATTGCCCGTCAACCCAAGCGCCCCGGTCAAAGTCTGGTCGCCAGTCACAGCCAACCCGTCACTTACGGTAAGATCGTCGCCGACAACCACGTCGCCCGCGGTCGTGACCGCCCCTGTCAATGTGGTCGTGTCGCTCACCGTCAGCCTGGTTGCGTTGATCCACCCCAGGTAGACTTTCCCCAGGTCAGCCGATGCGCCAATCGCCAGCCCGACAATCAGGATGATTGCCAGGCCAATCGCCCAAAGCCCCTTAAATCCCTTCGTTTTCATTCCACGTACCTCCAATTTGCTCTCTGATTCTTTCGTCAAACATCCTGACAATCGCTCGCTGTTCGTCCCTGGCAACCGATTGCACCGTCTGCCATCGGCCCCGGAATAGCGGCCCTTGCACCTCTGCGTCTTGCACTTCCCGGTTGTAGGGCACCATGTCCGAGTTGCTGCCCACCCGGCCTGTCACGTCAGCGCCCCGCCAAACAACTTCCCGCGACCACGATCGCTTAAGCGTGTTCGTTCTGACGTACTGCTGATTCGGCCTTGTCGGCGGGTATTCCTTCATGCGCCTCAGCAGTAGCACCGTCGCATCGGTCATGGCCCGATTCATGGCAATCTGGATGCGCCCCGGCGCAAGTGCCAGCATGGCCCGCACCCTGGCGTCGTCAATGCGGATCGTGACTTCCATCAGGCCGGTTCCCCTTCGTATTGCCAAGACGAGTTGAGCGCAATCCCCTGCGTCTGCGAGGTGGCTTCAATTTCGTCACACCGACAATTCACATGAAACGGCGGCCCGGCAATAGCTCCCATCGTCGGGTGCTGAAATGTCCGGCTTGCCTTGTCACGGAAGACCCCGTGCAATGGGCCGCAGGTTGGACACACCCGCTCATCCGCCGCCGTCAAGACCTGATAGCCCACGATCACTTCGTTGGCGTCATTCACCGAACGGTTGCCTTCGACAAAGATTCTTGTCGTTTCCGTGACCGCAATGCGCCTTGCCCGCATTGGCCCGAAGGTTGGCTCTAGTTGCTGAATCAGCACCGGTAAGCCGCCGTCAGCGCCCGGCGCAAGGTCACGACCGCCTCGTGTCCAGCGCAGGAAGGCGTCTGCGACCTCCTGCCTGGCAGTGTTGTTAAGGTTCGGTACACTGCCCACATCGAGCAGGCCCGGATCGGTGTAGTAGGTGTTCACCCACTCGTCAACGTCTCTATTCAGAAGCTCCCACGTTGACCAGTCCTGGGCCGTGATAATCGCCCTGGCTGCGGCCCGCTCTGACGCCACATCCCGGTAGGAGTCGCTCAAGTCGTCCCACAGCCGGGCGTCTTCGTCGTGCCAGAACTGGCGCCATTGCGCATCAGTCGGGTCAAAGCCGCTGTTCCTCAACAGGCCAATAAGCCGCTCTTGCTGCCCGGCCAATGCGCCTACGTTGGCGCGCTCTAGCGTCGCTTCGGCCCATGCCCTGGCTGCCGCTGAATCCATTTGACGATTCAGCCTTTCGGCTGTCGCCTGGTCAATGACGCCCGCCGCCACAAGTGCGGCCAGAAGCGGATTCACCTACAGCCGCCGAGGCTTACGCTTTGGCGTCACAGGTTGCGCCGGCGCTGGCACTTCGGCAAGAGCCACGACCACCGGTAACGGTGCCTCAAATGACCACCTCTCCGAGGCCAGCAATTCACGCACAAGCGACGGAGAGTTGATTGTCATGGCGTCGCCCGGCTGATAGCTTCTGGCGCCCCATTCGTGCGCCGTGACACAGTAAATCGTGACTGGTTCGCTCATGGCTGACTCCCTTCCGTAAATGCCGCAGGATTGGCGGGTGCAACCGGCGTCTGCTGCGCTGGCACCGCCTGCCTGAGACTGGCCGCAATCGCAGCCACTTGCATGGCCTGGTCACGGCGTTTCGATACCCGGAAAGCGGCCACTTCATCCGGCGTGTAGCCGAGCACCTTTTGCCAAATCATTTCGTCCGGCACGCCAAGCGCCTTGTGCGCCGTCCCAACCTGCGATTGCATCAGTTCGCTTCTCGTGTTCACGTCAGCCCAAACCGCCTTGATTCGTGGCGTTGCGATAGCTGGCAAGTCGCTCATGCCGTAACGTTGCGCCAGCCGGTAAGCCGTGGTCATCACGCCCGCCCAGGGCGCTGTAAATGCCTGCGTCCGCTCCGTGGCTTTCGCCACGAGGCCCGCTTCAAGTTGCTTCAACGCCTCGCCGCTCGGCACTTCAGCACCCGCAAATGGCCGCAGTCGGTGTGCTGGTACGCCAGTCACGGCGGACAGGGCGCTAACCATCGTCCAAACCGTCGCAATCATCGGCTGCGTATCGGACGGCGGCAAGCGATTCAACCGCCCGCCGTACACTTCCAATAATCGCCCCGGCGCCAGCTCGATGCCCGTCTCCTCGTCTTCCTCATTGTCAGGCGTTATGGCCGGAGGCGCTGGCACGTTTTCGCCATACTCGACCGACATGATCGGAAAGCCGCCCGCGGCCGCAGCCGCAAGCAGATCGAGCATAGACGTGTTGAGACTGTCCTGTAGCGCAAGCGCCGACGGGCTGAGTTCACTTCCGCCCGGCACACGGAAAGACCACACCGCAAAGCCAAGCGGCCGGCCATCTGTGCCAAGCCACGGCAAAGGCCACGACGGGTCGCCGGGGTCTTGCACCTGTTCCCATCCGTAGACGTTGCCCGGCGCACGCTGATACTTGCGCACCTCTCCAGGCAGGTAGACCGTCTTGCGCTCCTTGCCCGTCGCACCCGGTTTAAGCGGGTCATAGGTAGTCCAGTATTTGGCGTAATACTGCGGCAGGTGCGTCTCAGGGTCAAGGTGGGTTGTAATGCCATCGAGGCCGTCGTCCTGAGCATGGACGTAAAACACAGGCCGATCGGCTTCTTCATCCCACGTCACCAGCAGGTAGGCCACCCCATCCCGCCCTGCCTTGCGGTAGAGATCAATCTGCTTGGTGTCCATGTCATTGGCTACCCACCAGTCCCAAAGCAGATCGGCAAGCTCTCCCTCTGGCGTGGCGTTGTCCGCTTCTTGCGCAGCCGTCTCGCCGTCCACCGTAAAGCCCACAACGCAAAGCCGTTCCCGGATTGTGTCTACCACATTGCGCATCAGGTTGAACGACCAGGTAGCATCATTGCCCTGGCCCACGAGCAGGCCCAAGAAATCCCGCTGGCGTGGACTCAGAAGCACGTCATGGTTGCCATCGTAGTAATCCCGCTGGCGTCTGAGCGTTTCCCGGTCAATCGCCTGGCGGTCAATGATGGATTGCAGATGGATGAATCGTTCAACCTGCTCCGGCGTAAGCCTCATGATGTCAATCAATTGTGCACCTTTGCCCGTATAGATGCCCCTGCGTCAACCCTGGCGACTACGTAGCGCAAGGCGTCCATTGCGTGATCGTTCGTTTTCTCAGGTTCATCTTTCAAGCCGTCCTTGCCCCCGCGCCAGACGTAGCCCTCAAACTCTCCTAGCAGGTTGACGCAGCCTGGGTCAATCGTCAGCCGTGCCAGCCCGTCACCCGCCGCAATGAGCCGCCCCTTGACCGCCTGAATTCCCGCCATGACGGCGTTATTCGCTGGCACCGTGGGGATTCCCGCCTTGCGCATATCGGCTATCAGGCCAGCCGCCGAGGGGTCAGCAACAAATTCACCTACCCGGTATTCTACCATAAGCCGCTTGGCGGCCATGACCACCTCGGACTGTAACTTGCGGCGCTCGTAGAATTCGTGCACCACATGCAGCCGCCCGTCGTGATCTTCCCCGACAATCAGAATCACCGCCGGGTGGGTGTAGCCCTCGTCAACCCCCGCCCATACCCGTGTCCAAGTGCGGGTAGGCACCGTTCGCACGTTGCGCCCCCGGTCGAATTCCTCGTAAATCAGGCCGTCAAAGCCAACGAACTCACCAAGAAGCTCCTGCTGAGCAAACTTCCCGGTATAGGCGCTTTCCAAACTTGCCACGAACTCAGGCGATAGATACGGATTGCCCGCCGTGGTAGAGCGAAAGGTCGTCATCTGCGCTTGCCGCTGGTAAACCCAGTTGCGCCCCTTCGGCGTGGTGGTAATCCAGCACGGCCCGGCCTTCCCGTCAGCACGCAAGCGGCCAATGGTAATCTCCCACGTTTCAGCATCACACAAGCTTGCTTCGTCAATCCAGGCCCATGATATGTTCGGCCCCCTCAGCCTGTCGGGCTGGTCGGCTGACCTGAACAGCACTTCCGCCCCGTTGCGCAATGTCAGGCGCATTTCGCTTGCGTGCGTCTCAGCGATGGCCGCCTCTGCAACCTGCTTGAAGGTGCGCAGCGTGGCGTCTCTCAGCATCGGGTACGACGGCGCAATGACCAGGCCGAGCGTACCCGGCACCTGGCAATAGAGCATGGCTTTCACCGCCCCGGCGTAGCTTTTTCCGCTACCTATCCCACCGATGAAGCCGGTAAATCGGTCTTGGCACGCTACGAAGTCGTGCTGTGTGCCGTAAAGCTCAATCGTTTGGCGTTGCAATGTTCCCGCCTTCGGCCTTCCGTGTAATCGTTACCTGAATCGGCCCGCCGTCTGCGCCTTCCAGCCGGGTGACGCTGGGCACCTGGCCGTAAGCAACCTCGATAAACTTCTGCTGTAGCCGCGGGTCTTTCGACATGGCCCACGAGCGCATGATCGCTTCCGTCACCGTGACCACATGGCCGTCAATCACGACCGGCTGCCCGCCCTGCTCCTTCGACTGCTTGGCGGCCTCGTGTGCTATCTCCTGGGCAAGCGAGCGCAAGCCGTCAAAGGACTTCGGCCGGCCCTTGCGGTTGATTCGGGGATCCTTGCCTGCGCCTTTCTCAAATGTGCCTGGCTTTGGCTTCCTGTTTTCACCTGTGTTACTGGCGTCCATCGTCTGCTATCCGCTCTATCTCGATCCCCGGAAACGCATCGCTCATTCGCTCCAGGGTCACCGCACAGTATTCCGGGCTGATCTCGATGCCCCGGCCCCGCCGGTGCAGGTTCTGGCAGGCAACCAGAGTCGTTCCGCTGCCGAGAAAGGGGTCAAAGGCGACCTCTGTTGATTGGCTAGAATTTGCTACCAATTTTTCAATTAGCTCTACCGGCTTTGTTGTTGGATGAAGATCGCTGTTTTGCGGCTTTTTGCACTCGATAACGCTGGTCTGGAAGTCTCCATAGAACTTGTGACCGCCCGCTTTCCAAGCGTACAAAATTGGCTCGTGCTTGTAAGCGTAATCAACCCGCCCCAAAACGTGATTGTTTTTCAGCCAGATAAGTTCGTGGCGTGGCTCGATACCGGCGCCCATCATCATCATCATCATCATCATCTGATCGCCGCCCTGCGGCATAAAGCAGTAGACCACTGCGCCAGGCGCCATCGCCTTGTCCATCTGCTCAAAAGCGGCCTTCCACAAAGCCTGCGTTTCTTCTTTCGTGCCGTGATCGCCCTCAATGTCAGTCTGAATTCTGTTGCCTTTGGCAACAGAATTCAGAAACTTATTTTTTGCAGCGTAATCCACCCCGTAAGGTGGATCGGTCACGACAAGCCTCGCCTTCTCTCCCCCCATCACCCGCTCCACGACCGCCTTGTCCGTGCAATCCCCGCACGCCAGCCGATGCTCGCCGATGCGCCACAAATCGCCCGGCTTGACCTGCCATTTCTCTTGCAGTTCCGCCGCCCGGTCAATCTGTGGCTCTGCGTCTGCGCTGTCCGCTTCTTCGCTTGCCAGCAGGTTGCCAAGCGCCGTCACATCCCGCTGCCAGTTCGTCAGGGTGTCGCTGTCGAAGCCCCACTCCTGAAGCAGCCCGGCTTCCCAGTTGCTAAGCTCCTCCCAGTTCCAAGCGCCAACCGCCCCGGCGTGAAGCGTGACCACAAGCTCCCTGCGTTCTTCGTCGGTAAGCTCCCGGTCGCTGCGCCTGGCGTCAACCTGGTAGGACTTGCCGTGCAGGGTCAGCAGCGCCGAAAGCCGTTGATGGCCGTCGTAGACCTGACCGGCCGGCCCGATGGCGATTGTCTGCACCTGGCCGAAGCGTTGCCAGGATTCGAGAAGCCGCCGCGCCTGCGCCTTCGTGCTAAGCCGTGGGTTATCCGCCCACGGCTGAAGCTCTCCAAGCGTGACCTGGCAATTGGCCCACGTGATCGGTGTCGTCGTCATCCGAAAGCCGCCGGGTTGATTGTCAATATCGCCGCCCTGAGAAGGTCCATTTTGCCCTGCTTCTCGGCATACTCGATAAGCGCCTGCCTGCGACGGTTTAGCGATTGATCGGTGATGAATCCGTCGTAAATGGCCCGGAAGCTGTCATAGGCTAGGCTGTTAAATTCGTCTTCCGTCAACCGCTCAAGGGCCTTTCTCAGTACCATCGGTTCGGTTGCCCGCCAGGCGCCGAAAGGAACCAGGCGAGCCAACTCGTTTTTTAGGCGCTCGTTCTCTTTTTGCAGGTCGAATATCCGGCCGGACATCAGGTCAATTGTCGCTTGGAGCGCCTCGACCCGCTGTCGAAGTTGCTTCACCTCGTCTTCGATTCGGCTCTCTC